TCAGACCCAAATAATCAATATTGGTATATATGTCCAAGATATTGGTGTTTGTTAACAAATACAAGTATAACAGAAGATGAAGTGAAATCCGGAAAATGTGGAAAAGTAATACCAAGAGGTTCCTCAACCGTTCCAGCAGGACACTATGTATATGAATTTAATCATCCAGAAGAACATCTTCGCAAAGATGGAACCTATATCGACCATTATCCTGGATTTTTAGACAAGAAGAAACATAGCGATGGGTATTGCTTACCATGTTGTTTTACCCAATGGGATTCAAAATATATGCAAAAAAGAAGACAAGTATGTAGTCAAGATGAAACGCAAGCTCCAACTATTGCCGAAAAATCAGCAAAACCCGCAAATTATGTTATGGGAATTGATAAATATCCTTTGGATAAAAATAGATGGGGATTCTTACCATTTTCAGTTCAATCCTTTTTACAAACAAACAATGCAGAATGTATTTCCAAAAATAATCCAGCATTAATACGTCCAGACGTATCATGTTTATTACGATACGGTATAGAAAAAAGTAAAAACCAATCCTTTATTGCATGTATTGCTGATATATATGCATCTATTCAAAAATTAGAAGTTGTTCCTAGTATAAAAGAAATGAAAGACATATTAATAAATGCTATTACATTGGATAATTTTTTACAGTATCACAATGCATCACTAGTATCTATTTTTAAACCAAAAAATATATTGGAAGAAGTAGATATTGATAAATATAGTTCAACGGAATTTATGAAAAGTATTAATGTAAATAATCCAACTGAATTTGATTTTTTAGAATCTACGGTCGCATCTTATGAAAATTTCATATCATATTTAAAGGATGATGATTCTGCAATAGACCATACTTACTTATGGGATTGTATTACACAATCTAATTCAAAATTATTAAAAGAAGGTGTCAATATGGTTATATTAGAAATATCAAACAAAGATATTACAGATAATATGGAAATATTATGTCCAACCAATTCACAGTCATCATTATTATATGATTCCCGTAAAAAGACATTGATATTATTGAAACATGGTATGTTTTACGAACCAATATATTTGTACAATGAAGACCCAAAAATGGTTATAAAAACATTTGATGAACATAATTCACCAAAGAATATTAAAAAAATATTAAATGTTATTCAAAAAACAACGCAAAAATATTGCTCTGCACGACCAAGTATGCCAAATGTATACGAATTTAAAAAAAATATTCCAGTAAAAGAAATTATTACAATATTAAAAAATGATAAATATTACGTAGAATCACAAGTTCTCAATTATCAAGGAAAAGTCATTGGTATTTTAGTTAAACAAAATGCTGAAAGTGAATCTCATATATTTATTCCATGTTCTCCATCTGCTATTGTATCCAATCTTCAACGTAAATACATGGAAGACCCTGCAATTTGGAATGATTATAAATCAACAAAAAAAGAATTGTTCAATATACATGCGGCTACAAATGGCAAAATACCATGTAAACCAATGATGAAAGTAATTGAAGATGGATTAATTGTAGGTATTTTAACGGAAACAAACCAATTTGTTCAAATAAATAATCCGGTAGAAAATGTAGAGAATGATGGGTTAGTTCCAATAAATAACACGAATTATACATTAGTTGATAATATAATTACAAATACAAATAAAGTAGATGAAGAAAGAGTGGAAACAATAAAACAAATTAAATTAGAAAGCCAATTTTATGATGTATTTAGAAGTATGATTCGTAATTTATTAAATGATTACATTAATAGGGGTGTAAGAAAAAATGTATTAGAATTGATTGATAACAAGAAATTAATACATAAGGAAAAGTTGAAAATGATGGAACAAATATTACAGAATTTGACAAAATATAAAATAACATTTTCAGAAATAGACAAAAAAATATTAATGGATTTAAATAATATAACTGCATGTACAAGTGATTGTAATGAATCTGGCAAATCATATTGTCTAGTAAGTGAAAATAATGATTGTCAATTTATCATCCCAAAAAATAATTTAGTAAGCGGTGCAGAAAATATGAAATTATACTTTGGACGTATTTCGGATGAATTGTTAAGATATAAGAGAGTTCAACTATTTATGTTGAATCCAAAATCTTATTTGAATATAGGTAACAATGAATATAAAATCAATAGTGATGAATTCTTATTACTACAATCATTATTGAATACTGAATATTTTAAAGATATGGAGCCATTTAATACGAATAAGTATATAAAGAATGTGGACTATAACAATGCGAACCCTGCAATTTCACAAAAATACTCAAATGAACCAATATCATTGAAAGAACAACAAGAAGTGTTGGAAAAAACAACTGAAAAACAATTGGCAAATGAATGTGTGAATGTAATCCGTGATGTAGTTGGAAATCCAACCACCTCTTTATGGAAACGTATTTTTCAAAACAAAAAGTTCAATGAAATTGTATTTAATAATACGGTACATTGTAGTTATCAAGTGATATTGCATATACTAGAAGATAAATTGCAAAAGTTAATAACCATTGACAATTTGAAAGTCACTTTGTGGAATGCATATTCAAAGTATTATGATAAATATAGTGGTAAAATATTATCTATTTTGAAGAAGCAAGGTAAAACAAAGATATTAGAAAGTGTGATAAAAGATAAAGCATCTTTTGATGACGTATTATTCAGTGATTCTTATTTTTTAACTGATTTGGATATTTGGATGTTAGCAGATAAGTTGAAATTACCAATTATATTATTTTCATCTACAAAATTAGGAGGATTATTAGATAGCATAGATTGGTTATTTTTGGGAGGCGATTTAAGCAAACCATTTTATTTTATACGTTCACCACAAAACATGAAACCTACTTCTACAACTGGATACCAATTAATAACGCCAGCAGTAGAATTGGCGAAAGTAAATGAGTTTTATTTGTTATTGCAAGATAAATTAATGAAAAATAATGAAACTCCACAGGATAATTTATTAACATTGGCAGATTATTTAGAAAAATACATATATATCAAGAAATAATACATATATATTTGGTAACTTACATAGTAATATAAGTAAAACGTTTTTTTATTTTAATGTCAAAATTTTTGAAATCATTGTAAATATCTGGATATTGAATTGACCAGTCGTCTTTCTGTACATCCTGAATAAGATTATTGCATTCTTCTGTATATTTTTCATTTATTGGCAATAATGGTATATATGCATCTGGAAAATATGGAATATTGTTTGGATTAGGTATGAATTTTAATGAATTTATTCTGTATATTTTTAATGATGGATTTACTATTTTTGCAAAAGAAGATAATGCCGATGATATTTTCAATACAGTGTTGCATTTAGATAAACATAACATATCAAGAATTGCCATTTTTCCACTTAAAATGGGATTTTCATTATTTCTCCAAAATAGATTTCCTTTGAAATCGCGAGAACTTTTGAAATTTATACCTGGATATGTATTGACAAAATAATCAAAAACATCATTTTCGTCTGTTGCTATAAAAATATGTTTGATATTATGTGTAGTTATATAGGAGTCAGCAATTGTATAAAATATTTCTTTTGTAACAGGTGTATTTATTCCAATATCGGCTGTTTTATCAGTGCCTCTGTAATGTAATCCTAAATAATCTTTCAAACTTAATGAGTCGGCTACATCGGATAATTGCTTTGGAATTTTAAAATATTTGAAAAATAATTTATTTAGACTAAGAAAATCATCGCCTAAAACATATTGCTGATTCATGTTTTTTAATTCAGCAAAATTAATTATACTATTCATTGGTTGTTCAATATTCTTGTCATTATTTACATAATCAAGTATTTCTGGAAATATAGAATCGTAGTTTGCGGTTTTTACGTACCAATATAAATTACTAATATCCAGATTATTATTTTCTAAAATAGGTAATAATTCAAAGATTCGTAAAAAAATTTCTCCAAATAATCCTTCATTTAATTCGTTTTCTGAATATATTAATACTTTTGACATATATATAAATTGTATACAAAAATATATACAATTTATACGCTGACCGGGAATTGAACCCGAGACTAATGATTGGAAGTCATTCGTGATACCACTTCACCATCAACGTTCCAATTAAAAAAGAGGAAAATTCTTTATATTATTTTTTTGATAAATATATATTTATTTACAAGTTATATAAAATTTAAAATCCCATATTATAGTCATCATCGCATATTTTGGTTTCGCCTTGTTTAATATTTGCAATATTATTTTGAATAACAATGTTGGATTTGGAACAAATGTCTGATGTTTCTTCGCTTATCTTGAACAATTTCTTAATTTCTGTACTTGTATCACTAGTATCTAATGATGCATCTGTCAATTTTTCAGTTTCTTTCATATCTAATACCAAGTTGAATGCATTTGTACCATAGTATCCAACTTGTCCCATCATGACATTGGCAGATACTCCACGCATATGGTCAAAGTCGGCATGTCTTGCTGCATTCAAGAATACTTCTGTATGAACTTCAAATGTACCTTTTGCAATAGGACCAATATCATCATTTAATATACCAGACCTGAATATAGGAACCATATTTTTGGTACAGGTCATGCGGTCACATAGTAAACTCAAATGGTGATAATTGATATAAACATCACTGAATTCCATAACATCTACAAATTCATTGTATAATACTTGGCGTGCGGCTTCAATTCCTAATACATCAAATATTTCTTTGATATCATTACTGTATGTTCGTTTGTTATCAATAAAGTCAAGTGATAGTGTTTCCATAAGATTTGAACCAGTTGTATCTAGAATCCATACATCTTTCTTTACATATTTACCTTCTTCTTTTACTACCATATTTTGCAATTTACGAGGAATGACATTTTCAATACCATTTACACCACGTAACACAATGTTGTTTAACAATGTATCTTGGAAATTTTTCAACAAATAAATATCGTCGGATTGGTCTAATGGGTCTGTAATTCCTTTTTCTGAAAATCCCTTTGATTTTTTAGATTTGAAAACATTACTGTTCATACGAATACGGAATACTAATTTATCACTATTGTAATCTGAATATACACAGGTTATATCATTACCATAATAACTATTTTTAATTGCAAAGTGAATATCGTCCATTGTAATATTTTTATCTAGAAGAACTTCTGCGTCCATTTCCATACGAATAATCCACTTTGATTTTACAATTTCTGTAGCGTCATCTTCATCATTGCACTCTTTTACCATATTTTCAAATTCATAATATTGTTCCATTAATAACTTGTCATCTTCAATAAGTGTAGATTCTTCTTGTGGGTCAAAACATATTTGTATAGACTTAACGACATCTACTAATTTTGTATGTTCCATCATATTTGCATATTGAATTGCTTTTTCTTGTTCCAATTCATCAAGTGGTTTCAGATGAACAGTTAATGATGGGTTTTTAGGATTTTTTGTTAATCTCAAAATTTCTTCAATTCTTGGAACACCACGAGTAACATTTGATTTGGAAGCAACACCTGATAAATGAAAGGTATTAAGTGTTAATTGTGTAGTAGGTTCACCAATGGATTGGCCGGCAATTACACCGACCATCTCACCTGGATGAACAATTGCTTGTTTATATTTTAATACGATGGTTTCCAATAAAAGTACCAATGCCTTGCGATGGAATCGTTTGGTTACTAGCAAATCTTTTGGAGTTAAATAATAGTAATACATGATTTCAAATAATTGTGTAGGTGGAACATAATATATGTCGCGTATTTTATTGAAATAGGATTCAATTAATTCAAATGTTTCAAATGGTGTGATATCAACGGTAGTATTTGAACCAAGATTGAGTTGTCCTTGAACATTTGTAATTATACTTTGAAATGCAACTGGTAATTTAATTCCATTTTCATTTTTATATTTGAAAATATTTTTGATAATTTCTTCCCGGGCAAGTAGCATTTTTTCAATATAAGTTTTACATTTATCTCTACTTTCTGGTCTTTGTTTTTTCATACGAGTAATTGTTCCTTTACTGTATATTTCTAACAATTCAGTGTCGCGGTCATTTACGCCAAGAATATCATAGTGCATGTATATGTCTTCTACACTCATGCCGACCAATGGAATGAATTGATTTTCTACGCGAGTTGAATCGAATCCATCATCTCCATATGCAAATTGGACAATTTTGCCTTTACTATTGCGAACAGTCATATCATATTCGACTTTTAAATCTTCAAGGCCTTTAATTAATCTTCTTTGTATATAACCAGTTTGGGATGTTTTAACAGCAGTATCAATCAAACCAATACGACCACCCATTGCATGGAAGAACAATTCTGGTGCAGTTAAACCAGAAATATACGAATTTTCAATGAATCCACGTGCTTTTGGTGAATCATCAAATTTACTGTAATGTGGAAGGGTTCTATTATCAAACCCGTATGGAATACGTTTTCCATCTACGTTTTGTTGGCCTAAACAAGAAATCATTTGAGAAATATTAATAAGCGAACCTTTTGAACCAGAATTTACTATCATAAGGAAACGGTTGTCTTTACTTAATGATTTACGACCAATTTTACCGGATTGTTCAGTGGCTTTGTTCAACATATTATTGACTTGTGTTTCAAATTCCACATTGTTAGATTGGGCAGTATTGTTTTCAAATATACCCAAATGGACTTTATCAATAATATTTTGTACTTCCATTTTTTGTGTAGTAATGACTTGAACAATTTCACGAGCAGTTTTCTTGTCAGCAATTAAATCACTAATGCCTACACTAAATGATGACGATTTCATGTATTCAGTAATAATATTTTGTAAATCGTCAATGAAATTTGCAGATGCCATGTTGTTGAAATCGTTACAAATACGATGGATAATACCTTTTGTCGAACTTCCTAATACTGATTTTTCAATTTGTCCACGAACATATTTTCCGTTTCTAATTTCTAATACATTGTTTGAGGTTTTATAATCTTCGTTATCTTCAAATAATTTTGTTTTGTACACCATTGTAATTGGTGGTAAAATTTGTGACAAAACATCAAAATTGGTTATTTTGTTTCCAATGTCACGTAATTTTTGTGTATCTACGTTATTACACATCATCAATAAGTTCATTGCCTCGCGAGGAGTGAATTTGATATCACTTCGCGAAAATCGGTATGAACCTAATAATGAATCTTGATATATGCCTATAATAGGCGAGTTACCAGCAGGACTAATTAATTGATATGGAATTGCTGCCAAATGTCTTAATTCAGTTTCTGCTATTGCGCTTTGCGGCATATGCATATTCATCTCCACGAATATTTTACTGACATTATATGTCACCTGAACTTTCGTATCAGGATTGGAGCACACCTTGAGCATTATCTGGTTGATTAGACCGTCATTTAATACCTGTAACCGTCTGCTCTCTGAACCTTCCCCATGCTCTATCATAACGAGTTTAGGGGCTTGGCTGCGGATTGCCTAATTCTTCACATTTTTACCTTTGGGGTCAGCAATTAACTGAGTTCCTCACTAATGTTTCCATATGTGAGTGGTAGTGGAGACTCTGGAAGGTTTTCCCGCAATTTGGTCACATTGCCATTATATAATTCTTTTAAAAAGTTCATTGCTCTATTTTTGTCTTCTTCCAATGACATTATTGAAGTGAATTCTATTTCTTTGTTAGGTGACAATTTAATATCTGAATTTACTATATCTCTTAATCTTATTCTCCAACCGCATTGTATTTTGTCGCGTATTTTTGGTTTAATATACTTTTCGTAGTCTTGGTCTATAATTAATGAATATTCTAGTAGTCGGTTAATTCGTTTATCCGAATAATAATTTATTATCCCACTTGATATTGATTTAACAAATTCCATTGATGGGGAACAAAATGATTTACAAGTTGTTGTTAAATTATATCCGAATGGAGATAATGAATTATTATTGATTATTTCTTCACTTTCTATACGGTTCGCATCTTCTAAATTGCAAACACGAATTAATTGCAAAGTAAAATTTTCTGCTCCGTATTTTTTTAAAGCAAAGTTCAAGTTACGACAACTATATTTATCATTATTATTTCCAAATGCTTCATATAAATGTTGTTTAAAACGACGTTCCATACCGTGAGGTATGTACTTGTTTCGTCTTAAAACATGTGATATAGCTTGTCCTACGTATATTTTTTGATTAAGTTTATTTGATATTTTATAAATTTCACAATATCTTAAATTAATATCAGTAATTGTCTCGTTTTTCAAATCAATTCTTGGTTCACTTGTCATTGGAATTATTA